ATTTGTTCTTGTACTGGAATATCCTTTTTCTCAACCTTACCAAATTCAATTTCAAATTTGAGGTCGTCCCATGGTAACCAGGTCATACCTCCCGTAGCTGGATCAGGTAATGGATTAGCCTCATACCATGGTTTGAATAATTTTTGCATAAGCTGTGTCTTGACGGCTATGGGGAAAGCACTAAGCCCAATTTCGTCAAGCACAGCTGACTGTTTGGAATTAGCAAATTGATGAGATTCACTACCTCCTTGTTTACCTCTAAAGTCGTTGAGAGCCTTAAAGATAGGTCCTTGAGTTAAATCAGTAAATTGTTCAGGGTTAAAGTTTCTAGCTTGACTTCCTAACTCTTGAGCTTCGACTTTTGTACCCGCGATAATATCTTGACCGATATCCAGGTTCTCTACTTGAGATTGTAGAGACTGTCTTGAAACTTCATCACCCGATTCAATTGTGTATAAGTTTCTAGAAACGTAACGTTGTTGAGCTAGTTGCATGATGTACTGAGTTTCATATTTTCTTTCAAGTAGTGACGCCAATTCTCTTGTGTCGTGTTCCCCTCCTGGTAGTGGTAATTCAAATATTCTTGGAGTTGTCATTGACACAGCGAAACCAGTACCGAAAACACTGGCGTTAACATGATTCCAAGTAAAGTGAATTACCTCACCTGGATTATGATAACCCTGGTATTCAGCTCCTCTAAACTCATATTTGTATGGGATTCTTTGACGGTCCCACCAAATTCTTTGGAAAGAAGAAATTGGTATGTGCATTAAATCTTTCATTGATTTTACATTTCTAATTCCCATTCTTGGTTTCCAACAGGAATTTCCAAACCATAATAATTCTTTGACAAGAGTTGTATCGAAAATATCAAACTCTAAATCTTTTGTAAGTTTCTTAAAATAATCTGCGACAAAAGGTTTCTCAGCTTTAACATAGTGTGCACCTCCAGTGACTTGTGACGACAAGTGATTGATAGCTAGTTGCACATCTTCGTCAATTTGTAAACCGATCTCTTGTACTCTAAACGGAGTTACTGGTGAGTCGAAAGTTTTTGAAGTGTAACCCTCTCTACTGTAAGCTCCGACAGTAGAAATTTCAGGACCCCAAACTGGCTGAGAAAGTCCTGGAGTAATTTCGTTGAGGTGCATAAAAGTATCTAGGTCCGCTAACGGAAACCTAGGGACATTTTTTTGGTAAGGTGCTCGCCCTTGTTGGATATCGATCACACCGAGTTTTTGCAAACCAGTAGTTAATCGGCTCCTAAATGTCATAGTTTTTCTCAGCCCACTAGCATAAAGTTATTTTCATTGAGTGACTAAAAGACTCATACCTCTATCAGATCCCTCGGTGAGATATTTACCTCCATGGCCCTTTCGTGGTTTAATCTTAAGAATTAGAATACAGTAGCATTTATTACATAATTGATGATCTTTCCAGTTTTTAGCTTTGGGCGACTTTGAGTTCTTTTTACAACCAGTCCCGTATTTATGACCTAGACACGTCGCCACTACGTACTATTAGAGTGGTAAAATAACATTTAATCTATCGTCGTCTATTTTTCTTACGCACGGGTGTAATTTGGTAAGCCGACGGATTGTAATTTTGACCAGCTACCAGGCAGTAAATTATAGACATAACTGAGTCAGCGGGGTGATTGAAGAGCTTTATGGCCCTTTGACGTGGGTCCTCAACCCTAATCTCTTGTACTTCTTCAAGATCCTTACGAGTAATTGCTGTCATATCGTCCATTAGAAAATCAGTTTGCCAGTCGAAACCATGAGGTATCATAAACATCATTTGACGATATTTTTCTTCTCTAGGATAGAGCGGGTGAGTAACTGACATTCCGACAAAGTCGATAAAATTTTGGATAACCGTTGTTTTGTCAATTTGGAGTTTGTCTTGTTCGATTCCATGCTCGTCAGTATTCTGACCGTACTCTTGCAGCGGCTTAACTTCATTCCCAATTGTTTGACACCCTCTAAACTTATGTCGTCCGATCCCCTCGAATTTGTTGTCTTTGGAATCTCGTCCACCTCCCTGGATTACGGGGACCTGGTCTTGGCCATATCCGAAGTCACCGACGGCGAGATCCACGTCATAACTATTAAACAGATTCGCAATATATCTAGCCTGGTCCATTGGGTGTTCAGCTGGCCTTGGCTCAATCCATGCAAGCTGATAGCGATTACTTTTACGCCAGTGAATAACAATACTAACAAAAGTTTTCGACGAGCCACTCGCACTAGATCCAAAATCAACGCCACCTAATACTCTAATTTCATTTCCATATATGGATTTTAAATCTTGCACGGCACCTGGGACCAGGAGTTTCAAATAATCTACATAACAAGCTTCGACCATTTCTGGCGTGATAGGTCGGCGTTCAGCTTTGTAAAATTCACCCTCACAGTGAGATAAGAACATAGAGAGAGGATAATGTTTCTGTTGGTATTCTATTGAAAGCTCAGGTTGGACTTTGTATTTGTTAATCGCGTCGGCAATTGTAAGCGGAATATGCGGAAACATACGCTGAGGAAAGTGATACCCTCGATAATCAGTGTGCGTCGGATTTTGTGCAACCCATCTACCACTAAGTATTTTTTGTAATTTATCAATGTCATTGGAAATTTCGCCCCAACTGTCAAATTGTAACTTGTCCCTCCAGTCGAGATCATCGTACACCCACTCCCGCTGATCTGTACGTTTCCACAGTTTGTAGTAATCAGATCCAGCCTCACCTCCGATCCCGAAGCTGTAAAACCGTCCGTGAGTTTTTGACAGTGAGTAAAATGCAACTGGTAAAAATCCAACATCTTGAGCTTGAGTTTCGTCCAGGATAAGGACTTCATTAGATTTTCCCTCAACGGCGTGATACTTATTTTCGTCGGTAACAAGATAAATGACACTTCCGTTTAGTATCTTTATTCTACCAACGTTAGCTTTACCGTTAGGCAAATACTTAGCCATTTTTTCATTAGCGATAAAAGTTTCCTGTCGGAGTCTTTGTTCTGAAAAAGCGGATCTGTGGTTATCATCATCTGCAACATAAGTGACTTCGCACCCAGGGTTCTTAAGCGCGACCCACGCGATAAGTGAGCTAGCGTTTGTAGTTTTGTAAGTTTGTCTCCCATTAACAAAAGTAATGTGAGGGTGCTCATCTAAAAGCGGTTCTCGCCAGAATGGGTCCTTGTCGAAGTTAAGAGGTTTCTTACCAATGAGGGGTCGATACTCTTTGATGAAGTCAAGCAAATTATCAGGGACCTCAGTAGGGAGCGCTTTTTGTCGGATCTCATTTAATCGGTCCTCAATCTTTTTTGAGTCTAAAATCGTCACTATGCAAATTTAACCCGCTCGTCTATCTCAGCTTGTACGACGGGACTCAAGCCCATAGCCAAGGATTCGGGATCAGCGGTTTGTAAGACTTTCTCAACGTCCTCAAGTCTCTTAGCCATGTCAAAAGTTTTGGATATTCCAGCGTAAATCTGAGATTGATATCCCATGGCCTGTGATATTTTGATAAGTAAATTCATGTCTTTATCCTCGCCTTTTTTTGACTCTACCATAAAATATTCTGAAAGTTTGTTTAATGTGTTAATTGTAACTTATCCTACATTATGGTTATGAGCAACATTGGTTTAGAGGCCGACTCACTTTCGCTAATGACAAGTGGCAAGCACATCAACATCACTTTTTGGTGATGATTGAATGAAAAGTTATAGAAAAAAACCTATTGTAGTACAAGCCGAGAAAATACATGGAGAGTTTACTGTTCACACTTTAGAGGGAGACATGAAAGGAAAGCCTGGCGATTATCTTATAATTGGAATTGAGGGAGAGAAATACCCTTGTAAGAAAGAAATTTTTGAGAAAACATACGAGGAAATCTAATGACGTCTTTTGGATTTTTAATGTATGGTAATGTGTGCCCTAGTTGTGGGGGATATGACGGGGACCATGACGACGACTGTGATCAAGACTAAACTCCTATAAACGATAAACTCTCATTCTTTTCATTGGAAGAGCTGCACCAAATATTAATAGCAATAGGAGGAGTAGGTGGACCAATAATCGCTATGCAATTCAAAATTAATCGGTGTGTTGGTAGGCTTGAGGGTATGCTTGAGGCACACTTAGCAAAGTAACAACTTTAAATCATTATTTTCGAGAGATTTTATGGATAAAGGCTGGTCCGACCCCGAACACGTAGGAAAAGTTACAATTAACACATTAAACAAACTTTCAGAATATTTTAT